ATCTAATATTACTAATTTTTTTTTGTCAGGTATAATGGAATGTGTTTGACAAAATATTTTAACATCATTACGAAAATAATCAATACCATGTCCGTTGAGATTATTAATATATAATATATTGTCCTTATAAGTATTGTATGAATATTGGTTATAATATTTTTTAATAATAGCGTCAATTAATATTGTTTTACCCGTTCCAGAATCCCCAATAAATAATATATTTAGTTGATTCATATCAATAAATGTATTAAGAATATGTAAAAGATTAGGATTTAAATTAAAATCCTCTATATTTGTTGGTTGATATTTTTTAATAAATAAGTTTTTATTCATAATATATTATATATTATTCGTCAAGTATTATTTAAGTTTATCTTATATAATAATAATTATAATGACTAAAAATAATTACTATGAGGTATTGGGATTAGAATCAAACGCATCTACGGATGATATTAAAAAAGCTTATAGAAAATTATCTTTAAAACATCATCCAGACAGAACACAAAACGACCCTAACTCTTGTGAAATCTTTCAAATGATTAATGAAGCATATGAAACACTAGGTGATGAAGACAAAAAAAAACAATATGATCTATTCAATAATAATCCATTTATCAACATGGCGATGGGAGGAGCAGGTGGAATGCGTATGCCGATGCAATTTCCTTTTGAAAATATAGATTCATTATTTAGTGATATATTATTTGGTGGAAATAATCCTTTTGGAAATATGCGTAATATGCCTGATGCACAATTTAATGGACATCCTCTTAATCCCCCAGGTGGATTTCATGTATTTCGTAATGGTATGCAATTAAATGAAAAACCTTCGGCAATTGTGAAGAATATAGAGATTACTCTAGAACAATCATTTACTGGATGCAAGATACCATTAGAAGTTGAAAGATGGATTATTGAAAATAATAATAAGGTATTTGAAAAAATAACATACTATATTGATATATTTCCTGGTATAGATGATAATGAAGTAATATTATTACAAGATAAAGGAAATATAATAAATGAAAAACGTGTAGGTGATGTAAAAATATTTATTAAAGTAATAAATAATACAGAGTTTATTAGAAATGGAATAGATTTAATATTGAATAAAACAATATCTTTAAAAGAATCGCTATGTGGATTTAGTTTTGATTTTGTGTATTTAAATGGAAAAAAATATTGCATAAATAATCATTCAGGTAATATAATTTCTCCTGAATATAAAAAATATATAAATAACATGGGGTTAATGCGTGATAAACAACAAGGAAAATTAATAATAATATTTCATATAGATTTCCCTGAAAAATTAGATGAAGAAATAATAAATAAATTATATGATTTATTATAATTTAAAGAGATTATATATGTATATATGAAGCCCTTTTAGCTTAGTGGTAGAGCGTCAGTCTTGTAAACTGAAGGTCGTGAGTTCAATTCTACAGGGGGCAAAAATAATATTATATTTGCATATAATATAATATTATGAGTTGTAAAAGTGAATCAGGTGCTGATTGTAGCGGATGTAAATGTAAATTGTCAAACTTCAAAAAATGGAAGTATACGTTGTATACGACAATTATATTTATTTTAGTTTCTCTCCCGTATACGTACAAAATTACAAATAAATTATTTAAGGGTATATTTGGAATATTATGTGAAAAAAATGGGTGTCCTACAAATATTGGTTTGATCATTCATACTATTGTATTTACCCTTATACTAAGGTATATAATGTAAAAAAATATAAATATATATATTTATTTATATTTTTATGTTATTTTGCGTGTAGAAATGTCAGAAGAAACTAAATAAATAGAGTTTTCAGTAATTATAATATATTCTGTATTGCTTTTATAAAATTTAGCAATTGGACTCGTATACTCATCTTCACTTTTAACTAATAATTTTTCTGAGTTTTCTCTGACACCAATAAGAACTTTTTTATCAAGAGATAGAGACCAATAATCAAGTAAAATAGGTTTATCTTCAACAATTGCTAATTTAGCAGCATGTTGTAATGTAGTATCACTAGGTAATCGGTAGCTTGTATTTTCACCATTTTCGACCATCGCAGCCATTATATACCTTTTTATGTATAAACCTTTAAATACTTATTTCTCTTTTAATTTAAAAAATGATTATAGTATAAATATATATATATGAATACAGATTTAGATTCATTTTATGCTTTAAATAATATTACAAATTATAAAACTAATTTAGATGCAGATATTACAACAATTATATCCAAATATAACGGGTTAATTATAGAATATTTGCAATTTATTTATGATAATAATTATATTAAAGAACGTTCTAACTATTTTTTTTATGTAATGAGAGGATATGATATAGTAAGTCACGTATTTCATTTAATATTATATTACACACAAAATATTGATATTGCGGTTTATCATGGTCAAAAAGCGTTCTTTTTTTATTTAGAGTTTTTAGATCAAACATCGGGGGGACAAAATGTGTTTTTACAATTGACATCCCAAGACGCTTGTTTATTTGTTTACAAAAAAACAATATGTGAGTTGAATAATGATATGTGTCAAAATACGATTATTAGTCAAAAATGTTCACAAATATTAGATAAGGTTAGAAACCATAGTTCCATAATTAAATCTATAACTTCTTTTTTTTTACAAAATTTAATAAAGAAAGATAAATACTATAATAATAGATTGATATTCTTTTTGAAAGAAATCATGGATATATTTAATAATGATATAATAGATAATTTATATATAGAAATTTGTAATAATTATCTCAGACTAATAAATGATAACTTAATATTAAATATAGGTAATGATTCTCATGATAATAATATAGAGTTATACATCTTAAAAATACTCAACTTTTTTAAAATACTAATACAACAAAATTATAACGAATATCCTAATATATTGAATAAGATATTAGATCCAGAATGCAAAGAAAAAATAAATGTGTTATCAAATGATTTATTGTTTTTGTGGTTATTTAGTAAAGATTAGAAATTACATCGACGATATATAAATGCTTTTTTTTCGTATTTTGTTTTTTTTATCTTTAATAATGACATTATCTTGATTAATTACATGTTGATTAATATTAATAAATTCATTAACTAGCATATTTTTTATAAAATGATAAACTTCAATTAGGATGGTTTCTGAACATCTTCCAACTATTAAAATACTTCCTGTTCTAAAAATCATAAATGATAATTTATGAATATTCTCACTTTTTATATTATCAGGCACACAACCATCTTGAATTGTTTTAGAAGTATCATAATAAAACTTACTTTGAATACCTGGATATGTGCAAGGATCAAATATGGATTGAATATTATATTTCATATTAAGTAAATCATGTAATTTTTCTCTGTTTATATAAAATCCACAATTAAAGTTAGAATTAATAAGAATAGTTTGATGAATACCTTGATAATTTAATGATTGTGATGTGAATGGAGTTAAAATATCCAATATTTGTTGTAAAATAATATTATGAATTTCATCATTTTGAACACCAGGGATTTCTATTTTTCCTGTATTAAATATTTTTACATGGAACTCTTTATAAGTGTTATTAATATTAATTCGTAAAATCATAACAAAACAATTATAAAATGCCCCTTTTTGTTTAACTCTATAACTCATAATATCTTTCATAGATATTCCAATATTAATCTTGCGTGTATCTTTAAACTTAACTCTTCCTGATGGATTGTCAATACTAGATATGATTTGGGTAGTATAATATTGTTCTTTTTTAAGTAAATCATTTATTTCATCCAATTGATTTTGAGAAGTTGAATTAAACTTCATTTGTTTTTTAATTACACCATTTGTAGGTTTACTATATTCAATAAGAGGTATTTTCCAGAATACATCAAATAAATTAATTGATTCATTAAGAAAACTAATCATTGATTTAGTAGATATATAGATATCAGATGCTTCTGGACAATCACTTATTAAAGAATTATTGTTATTGTTATCTATAGAATCAAAATTATTAATAGTTACATTTTCTATATTATTATCATTATCAGATGACATAAAACGTTCCCATTCATTATCTATTTCCATACTTTGTCTATATTATTTAATTCCTTTAAATTAATCTGCATCAATTATTTTTTTTATTATGAAATAGTATAGAGAACAAAAATGGAAAATATAGAACAGCGCCCAACCTTTAATCGTAGTCAGATAATACCTATCAAAAACGCATTAGTTATTGATAATTATAATGTATTATCTGATGAAGAAGTTGATAAAACTTCACCACGAAATATTTCAAAACCCATAGATAGTCCTCTATCTCGATATGAATTACAATATCAATCCTTTGATCCTCATAAGGGATCACCGCCAAATGAGTTTATGAATAAACTCCAACAACGTTTCAATCAATCTTTAGGAATAAGATGTAGTAATTGCGTAACAAAATAAATTATAAAATGAGATGGATTATAATGCGGTGTATGTAATAAATCTTTTACAAATAAAATTATTTTTGGTGTTAATATATGTATTTTCTTTCGAACAATATAATTTAAAAAATCTTTAATTATATTTTTTTGTGTCATTTGATATTTAATACTCATATTTTTAATATGATGTAAAATATTATTACTACTATTGTCATTAGCAAATAGATTATATAATTCAATCCAATTATTTTCATTTAGTATATTATTTTTACTAAGTATTTTGTTACAATCATACCGAGATTGAATATAATTGATCATACTACGTATATCAGATGAATATATTTGTTGAATAGAATATACATCAGCATCCTGTAATTCAATATTTTCTTTGTTGATTATATTTTTTAAAAAGGAAATAATATGATTTTGAGGTAAATTATTGAATCTTACTTTTAAAAATTCATTTTGTAATTTTTCATCTACTTTACTAATGTAGTTACATATTAGACAAAACCGAACAGATTGTGAATATTTCATTATTAAACAACGTAATGCTTGTTGTGCACTTTTTGTCATATAATCAACTTCGTCTAAGATAACAAACTTCATTCCTTCGTGGAATAATGATTTGCTATTAACAAATTGTTGAATTTGATTTCTAATTAAATCTATACCTCGTTCATCTGAAGCATTCAAATGTATCATTAATCCTTTGTGGTTTTCTCCTAATTTAATTTGATATTCTTTTACCAAATTAGTGATTGTTGTTGTTTTTCCTGTTCCAGGAGGTCCATAAAATAATAAATTTGGAAAATAAGAAAATTTAATGATATTTTCTAAAATTTCTTTATTTAAAGGATCTAATACAATATGTTCAAACTCTTGAGGACGATATTTCTCTACCCATGGAATTGACGCATTATAACTCATAATTCATCTATCTATAATATTTTTAACCATTTTTCAAAACAATATATTTAAAAATTGATTAAAAATATTGTGGATATATAGAAAGTATGAGAATGGAGGAATTATCTGAACAAGGATATTTAGAAATAATTGCGGGACCTATGTTTTCTGGAAAAACATCCAAGTTGATAGAGATATATAAGCAATGTTCATTTTGTGATATACCTGTTGCGGTTATTAATTACATAGGAGATGTAAGATATCATGAAAGTATGTTATCATCACATGATAAAACTATGATACCATGTATTCAATCACAAACATTAAGTGATGTTTGGTGTTTAGATAAAACTCAAGGATATAATAAAAAACAGATTGAATGTTTTAATGCCAAAGTAATTTTAATTAATGAAGGACAATTCTTTCCAGATTTATACAAAGTTGTTAATAGTATGATTAATGAAAAAAAACATGTATATGTAGCTGGCTTAGATGGTGATTTTCAAAGACAAAAGTTTGGACAAATACTGGACTTGATTCCTTTATGTGATTCATTCATTAAATTACATTCTTTATGTAATTTGTGTAAGAATGGATGTAAAGCAATATTTTCATTACGTTTAACTTCTGAATTATCCCAAACAGTAATTGGTTCTGATAACTATATTCCGGTTTGTAGAAAATGTTATGTTGCAAAAAATGAATAAATCGATATACCGATATAATATATTTAAAAACTATTTAAATTGAATACTCTTATAATATTATAATTTAATATGAGTGATACAGAAGAAGTTATTACAAAACCTAAACGTGGAAGGCCAAAAAAAAGTACACTAGAATCAAATAAATTAAAGGCAAATGCTAATAAAAACCCTTCAGATCCACCTAAAAAAAGAGGTCGTAAACCCAAAGGTGGTAAAATAGTTCCACAAAACATTTTAATAGTAAATGAACCTGTTATTAAACCTAGTATTATTCTTCATTTAAAATGTTCTATATATGATTTGAACTTAAATAATATTCATAATGGACCTAATCCTAATACAGATACGGATACTTTTAATTTTTCTGTGCCTCAAAATGAACTTAAATATGAAGTAATTAATAAAAAGCCTGAAGATATATCATCTGAATTATTACCAAAAGAAAATGGTATTAAGAATAATGAAAAAGATAATATAAAAAATATTTGGAAAAAGCTAAAACAATTAGATAATGATTTACATTTTAATACTATAACTAATAATAATTCAGCATGTTTTTGGTGCACTTGTGATTTTAATAGTCATACAATATATATTCCATCACATTTTGTTAAAGAATCTTATAAAGTATATGGATGTTTTTGTTCACCTGAATGTGCGGTAGCTTATTTAATGAATGAAAATATAGATAGTTCTGTGAAATTTGAAAGATATAGTTTAATTAATAATCTTTATGGTAAAATATTCGAAAGTACTCAAAATATTAAACCCGCACCAAATCCATATTATTTATTAGATAAATATTATGGTAATATGACCATTCAAGAATATAGAACATTACTAAAGTCTGATCGTTTATTTCTTGTAATTGATAAACCTATTACGAAAGTATTGCCTGAAATACATGAGGATAATACAGATTTTATAATAAGTAATAAAATAATTCCATCTAATACTTATCAACTTAAGAAACGTATTCAACAAAAACAAAATAAAACTAATATTTTGAATGAAAACTTCGGATTATCTTCAAAATAAGTAAAAATAATTTAATTTGTAATGAAATTAAATTATTCTGTTGTTGTTTTTATCATAAATTCTTCTTCTAATTTTTTTTCTTGTAAAGCGTTATATTCCTTCATAGATGTATCCAATTGAGTGCGTATTTGTTTATATATTTCTTGATTAATAGATTTTATGGGTTTTTCTACTTTTTTTTCTACTCCCATATACTTTTTAATAACAGATATATGATCCCCATTATATTCTATTAAATATTTTCTAACATCTTCTTCAGAATAGTCTGTTTGACGTATTATAACAGGTATTAGTTCTTCCCATTCAGTCAAAAAAATGGATTTTGAATTATCCTCCATACTATATACATATGAAATAAATATTATTTAAATCATATTAAACATATATTTTGAATGTAATTATGTCAGAAATTCCCACTATAATTGATATTCAACCAATATTATCCGATGTTAGCTCAATAATTAGTAAAGGACTAAATAATATTTTTTATAATTACAAAATAGAACATTTAACAAATGAATTAGAAAAGTATAAAACGCAAGTAGAATATTATAAAAAAGAATTAGAAGCGGTTAAGAATTTTAATCAATCAACTAAACCTAATATATCTTTAGATATTGAAGAATTATCAAATAGTAAATTAATAACATGTAATGATTCATGTTGTGAAAGTAAATCGGACAATAGTTTGAATGAAGAAATAAATAAAATAGGAGATTTAATATGTGAAATATGTAATAATCCAATAAAAGATACTTTAGAAGTTATAGAATTAACTCGAGAAACTGAACAAATAAAGGAAGATTTTATTTTATGTATTAGTTGTTTTGAAGAATACCATGAAAGACTTAGAAAAGAAGGCTGGAATGTAGAAGATTATTTGGAAGAGGAAGAGGAAGAGGAAGAGGAAGAGGAAGCTGAAGAGGAAGAGGAAGAGGAAGAGGAAGAGGAAAAGGAAAAGGAAAAGGAAGAGGAAGAGGAAGAGGAAGAGGAAGAGGAAGAGGAAGAGGAAGCTAAAGAGAAAGTCGAAGAAGAAGAGGAGGAAGAAGAGGAAGAAGAGGTAGAAGAGGAAGTATTTGAAATAGAAATTGATTCAATAGTATACTACACAACAGATGAAAAAGATGGTGATATTTATAGTATGGATGAAAATAGAGATATAGGAGAACATATAGGAAATTTCAAAAAAGGGAAAGCATTATTTTTTTAATATTTAATTATATTAATATGAATCTTTGTGCACCAGCTTTAATATATTTAGTATTTTCTTTGGTACAAATTATAATCAATATATTTAATGGTTTATATAATACAGCTTTAATGAATATTATAATAGCCACGTTAATCACAAGCTTGTTAAATATTTTGTGTATAAATAATTTAAAAACTATTTCTTGGTTAATAGTATTTATTCCTTTTATTTTTATGACTATAGTTACATTACTTATTGTATATATATTTTCTTCTCATATTGAACCACAGGATAACATAATAGTACCAAATATATCTATAGATACATCATCTTCACCAGTATATACTAGCTAAAAAAAATATAAAGATATAATATATTATAAAATATTATATGTTTCATTTTACATATATAACATCAGCATTAGGATTATGTGGAATTGGTTATTATATGTATCCAAATAAGATAAAAGGTATTATGATGAACATCGGTTATGAGGTGTTATCCATATACACAAGTATTGAAATAAACTATTTAATTCCATTACAAAAATATTTAAAGGTACAACAAGAAGATGAAGATGAAAAAAATGAAAATTATTTGGTTATTATAAATGATAATAAGTATACAAAAACTTATGATGTATCTAATAATGATGTTAAATATAATAGTATAATCCATAAGGATAGTAATAATACATGTTGTATATACCATACTCCATTATTTCCTGATATAAAAAATATTTATGAGTTATGTGATTATAAATTTATTAGTATGACAATTGAAATTACAAATTCGGTAGATAGTACTTTAAATAAAACTTTAAATATAAAACTCCAAGAAATAAATTATAATTATTATGTTGTAAATAATGAAATAAATAGTGATATTATTTGGTATTTGATAAATGAACAATTTAATATTTTTAGTGATTTATATGACAAAAATTATACTATTCATTTAATAGATCAAAATGTTGGGATGGTTGATTTAACAAACAGAGATAAAATTCTATTAAATAAGACAGATTATAAGATTCTAAAAAATAGTAATTAAATAGTTATTATAAATAGTTTAAAATAATAATAATATATTAAAAAAGTATATGGGTAATAATACTAAACATTCAAATAAAAATAGTAATTCATCTATCAAATATGATAGTAAAACATTAAATAAATGGACTATGTGGGCACATCTTCCACATGATACAAACTGGACACTCGATAGCTATAAAAATATTTATACTATTTCTACTATAGGAGAAGGTATCTCATTAATAGAATGTATGTCAGATACATTAGTGAAAAATTGTATGTTATTTTTAATGAAAGAAGGTGTAACTCCAGTTTGGGAAGATAAAGCAAATAGGGAAGGTGGTTGTTTTTCATACAAAGTATTAAATAAAAACGTATATCAATCCTGGAAAGAGTTATGCTATATAATATTAGGTGATTCTATAAGTTCTGATAATAAGTTTGTTGATAGTGTAAATGGTATAACAATTTCTCCTAAAAAAAACTTTTGCATTATTAAGATATGGCTATCTAATTGTAATCACCAAAATCCAACTATAATTACTAAAGCTATAACAGAAATGAACGCGAATACATGTATGTTTAAACAACATGTTCCAGAATTTTAAAAATATATAATAATATTTTTTATTACATATTTAAGGTGCGGGGAAAGGTCTTTGATTTTTTTCAATAACAAGAGGTTCAGGGACAAACACAGGTACTGATTTGAATATATTTGCTGATTTTAAATTAATTAGATCTGGTTTAACTTCTGGTTGGGGCGAAACAAGATTAGTAGAGTTAATTCCAAATAAACTGGATTCAATTTCTACTGCGTTACGAGACATTTGGTCACTTGGTATTTGTGCGGGATTCAATCCATTACCAGGTAATTTAGTATCATATGCGTTACCATACTGAGAGTTAGGGTATAGTGTATAAATAGAACTATTTTTAAATTGTTGTTGCTGAAGACAATAATTTCCAGGAGTATTTATATTTCGTGTAGATGACATATATAATAATGAAATAATTTATTTATTACTATTTAAATCAATATAATTTAATAGTTTATCTAAACTTTTTTTTAAAGAACTTTTATTACATAACAAATCACAAATACATTTATGAGTTAAAAATAAATAATCATAACTTAATAAAATAGCGAGTGAATTATGAGCACATAACCCTTGATTTTCACATAAAGCATTCATTTTAGTTAGAACAACTTTCATGTCTGTATTATTAATAAATTCTTCTAAACTTAATAATTTATCATTTGTTAAACTATCAATATCTTGTATATTAAATAAATTAAGTAGTTCAGTTTTATATATATCACTAGACATATCTTCAAAATCTGTCACATCATCTAAATTAAATGTTTCATCAGAATGAAAAAAAAATCTTAATCTGGGATCGTAATAACTATATGTTAATATTTGATTTTTGTTATAATTTTTCATAATAATATATAATTAGTATTATGTCTAAATATTAATTATATATTTAATTAGAATCGCGTGTTAATACACGAGATGGTAAACCTCCGCGAACCCATCCTTGAGAAGCTACCCCTTCTACACTATATTGTGCGTCAGTAACTCTATCTTTTACACTAGGAATAAGAGGTGTTTGACTATGTTTTAAATAGCTTTTTTCTGTTAAGTTGGTAACAGTTCTGCGATTTGTAATAGTTTCTCCTTGTTGTATTTGTGCTTCAAGTATAGGGTCAACAGCACCACGTCCTAAAAATGGTACAGTAGCGAATGGTCTTTGAAACAAATCGATGCGACATTTAGGATGTGTTTGTAAACTACCTAATAAAACTTCAGAGCTACTATCAACATTACATCCTCCAACACCCATACTATGAGTGCCCTTATAATTAATACCTGGTTGAGATGTAGCGAAATCAATAGGAGCTCCCATTTCACATTCACCTAAACGATAGTTTTCTAATAAATAATTGCATGACTGAATATTTTGAATAGTTCGTTGGTCTTGATTACAGCTATCTCCACCAATTCTAGACATATTATCAAATGTATAACTAGATACGTTAGCCATATATATATATACTTATCATACATTATTTTTTACTAAAGAATAATATAATCATAATTAAATTAAATTAAAATATATCGTTGATTATCTTGAACACAAGCAAAAGCATCCCCGTCACGACAAGATGGCATATTACCATATAGATATTGTGCAAATGCGCCCTGATCATTCGGTATTTGTGTTGCTGGATTTGAATAAAAAGATCGCATAGATTGATCAAACTCAAAGTTTTCTCCTAAATCTCCGAACAATTCACTATTAGTAGTTTTAATACCAGGATTTAAATTTTGAATAGTTTTTTTAGTGGTGTCATTAATTTCACCATATACCTCATTATTAAATGATGGTGGTGCTGATTTACGTTTGGGATCATATTTTATTTCAGGTAATAATACATTTGAAAGAGGGTTCTTATCATTAGTGGAATAATAATCAGATGACAAATATTCAGTTAAAGGTGTATTATTATTTATAATTCCGTCTTTTTTCATTTTATTACTAAATCCTTCTTTGTTTTTTTTTAAACTCTTTGATTTTAATTTGTAATATAGAAAAATAATAAATAGTGTGATAATTCCTGTAATTAATATATTAATTTTTTTAATAATTGTAAATCCTAAAACACTTAATATTATTACTAAACGAGAGATAGCGTTTAATTTTTCTTCATAACACATATTAGACGTAGGCCACAATTCTAATACATATTTCTTATTAAATAGTATTTGGGGATTATTTGACCAAAATATAGATGTCATAACTTGTATATAATATATATATACAACTTATTTTTTCCCTTATATTTCATCATTTATTTATTTATTTTTACTTTTACTTTTATTTTTTACTTTTCTTTTTTTTCTTTTTATTAATAGGTGTTTTTTCATATTTGTCACCTGTGCTAAATATAGATATAAGTTGTTCATCTGTTAGAATTTCTTGAGGTTCTTTTTCTGCTAATGCTTGTGTTTCTGCTTGTTTTATAGCTTCTTGAACTTTCATTAAATTAGCTTGTTCTTGTCTTTTTTTCAATCTATTTATCATATCTTGTCTTTTCTTTTCTTGTTTTAACTTATTATCTAAAGCACTTTTATTTATTTTTGTATTACGCCCTAATCCCATCATACTCATAATATTACTAATATCAGGCATTCCTTCACCCCCTTCCCCCATCATTTGAGACATCATATCATTTAAATTAGGACCACTTGGATTTCCTGAGTTTGAGTCTGAAGAATTAGAGTTAGAGTTAGATCTTGCTAGATTACCCATCATTTCTTGAATATTATTCATTCCTGGAATATTTTTCATATTTTTCAACATATCACTGGCTTCTGTCATTAATTCTGCTTTATTTATTTCTCCTGAGCTCATTTTTTCTTCTAATTTTCCTCCTACATCTTTGACTATATTCATTAATTTACCAGGATTTGTCATAATTTTTTGTAAAACATCCGTAGGGTTTTCTATTCCTTCAAAATCAATATCTAGGTTAGCGGTGGTTTCTTCTGCTATTTCTTGTGCAAGTTGACCTAGTTTACCACCTAACATACCTTGAATATGCTCATGTAAATCATCTGGATTTGGTATATTAGATTCAGCAGTTTCTTCATCAGTTTTACTCTTTTCGCTAAATAATCCTTGTATATTTTCTAAAGCATTTTGTAATTTAGATTTAAAATCTTCTTCATCAATAGAATCAAATATTTCAGCAGCAGAACCAAAAGAATTTTTATCTTTAACATTACCGATTATAGAAATTGTAACCATTTGTAAATATTTCCAAATTGTATTACGTGTAGTTTCGCTTATATCACAACTCCAAATGTATTTGAAGCTAATACCTGGTAAAAACTCTGTGTTAATTTCAGAATCTTCTGAAAAAATACTAACATTTTGATATAATAAATCCATAAAACGTTCTGGAAATACATTCATACAATGTTCATAAATCATTTCCATAGTTTTTTCTTCATTTTCTTCATCTATTATCCACCATTTGTTTATAATGGGTTCGTATTCAGGAAAAGTATTTTTAATATCTGAAATAAAATCCTTAATAATTTTATTAAAATCAGAACGTTGATTTACGGAATCACTCATCTTATATTATTCTAATAAAAATACTATTTAATACTTTATTTAATAGTATTTATATAATTAATTCAAAGTAAAATATATTTTACATAACTTGGTAATATTTTGTATATATTTCATTGTTTTTTGTTGATCCTCACTTGACATATTTTTTACAGGTTCTCTTAATCTATTAATATGTGTCATAATTTTATCATTTTGTTCTAATTCCTTAAATTCATTTGAATAATCTTTACTAATAAAAAATGAAATATCACCTGATTCAATTTGATTACCAAATTTAGAAACTATTACTTGATGCCACACTTTAATTAACATTTTTGGATTTGCCTTTTTTATCATACCAAATGATTTTTTAGCTGTTGCTATTTCTACATCCTTGGGAAAAACTAGTGTAATATCATCAAGCAATTCAGTAAACTGACTATTAAATGCGGTTAACAAAGTAGATGCGTCAGCCATTTATATTATTATATAAATATTTTAATGTTTTTAAATCCTTTTATTAATTTTTTGTTATATATTGGATGTTTTCTGATTCTCTAGCACGTTGATTTTGTAACTCTTCCATAGTTGTACCCTCTGTTGAATTTTGTCCTTTATAATCATGATCATCTGATGGAGTATTAATTGTATCTAGATGATTAAGTGTTACATAATTGTGCATTTGTCGAACACCTCCGTTGCCTTTAGTATTTAATTCATCTGAACTCATATCTAGAAAGCTGTATTGATCTGATGTAATACTAGCACCACCACTAAATGAAAAGGCCATAGGTTCCATATTATTTTGAGTAACTTGTCGAGTACTTTCTTCTATTTTAGGTTTAAAATATTTATATATATCATCACCATATAATACTTGGTAATTATTATTTAATAATAATACAGCAGGAACTCGAGTAACGTTTTCTGGCATAACAATTTTTTGACTATTTTCAAGAATTATATATGTTTTACCATCTGGACCACGTTCTCTTTTATCTATACAAATAAAATGTATATCCTTACTAATTTTATCTGAAGATACGTATTTAATAACTTTTTTAGAATGTTCGCAAAAATTACTATAATATAGAATACTTGTCATTGTATATATCTAAATAAAAACACTTTTATTTTAAACTTATTTTTTAATATATATTAAAAAAATTGATTAAATGCAATTATTATAAAATAAATATATATAATAGTAGTTATGAACCCTACAATTAATAATGTTTCAAAAAATAATAATAGTTTATTATTTACTTTAAGTGGTGTTAATGTTAGTATAGCAAACGGATTACGTAGAACAATAATATCTGATATACCTATTGTAGTATTTGAAACAACCCCATATGAACGTAATAAAGCTAATATTATTTCTAATACTAGTAGATTTAATAATGAAATCTTAAAACAACGTCTTAGCTGTATACCTATTCATATTAAAGATTTAGAAATGCCCCTAGAAAATTATATAATGGAAGTAGAAGTAGAAAACAATAGTGATACTATTATGTATGTCACTACTGAGGAGTTTAAAATAAAAAATATAACTACAAATGAGTATTTAAGTAATAAAGATACTAGAGAAATATTTCCACCGAATCTAGACACAGGTTATTATATTGATTTTGTGCGATTACGTCCTAGGATATCAGATGATATTCCTGGCGAAAAAATACATTTAACTTGTAAATTTTCAATATCTACAGCTAAAGTGGATGGAACATATAATGTAGCTTCTACGGTGGCTTATGGTTTTACACAAGATAAGGCGAATATAGAAATTGCTTTAGCAAAAAAAAAACAAGAATGGAAGGACCAAGGTATGACTAAGGAAGAAAATATATTTCAAGAAAAGAATTGGCGTATATTAGATGCTCATCGAATTATTATAAAAGATAGTTTTGATTTCATAATTGAGTCAATAGGTGTGTTCACAAATGAAGAATTAACCCAAAAGGGTTGTACTATATTAATTGATAAATTAAAAAACTTTGATAATTTAATTTTAGATAAATTAAATATTATTCAATCTGATAACACTATGACAAATAGTTATGATATTATTTTAGTGAATGAAGATTATACACTTGGAAAGATTTTAGAATATTTCCTATATTCAAAATACTACGAAGGTGATAAAAGTCTTACCTATTGTGGGTTTAAAAAGATGCATCCACATGACACGGAAAGTATTATACGTCTTGCGTATGATAAACCTGTAGAGATAATTGATATAAAACAAAATTTAAAAGAATGTGTCGTTGATGCTATTAATATATATTCACAAATATTCAAAAAAATTAAGTAATTCAAAAAAATTAAGTAATTCAAATAAAACAATAAAAAGAATAAATAATATAATGTTCTTATGTAACATTATATTATTTTTTATTGTTTAGATTTTTTGAAATTAATTAGTTACTTCTACAGATACTTCAGTTTCCATATTATCATCAGATGTTATAGTAGATTGAATATCATGAATATCATATATGATTTCTTCATTTTTAGTATTTTTGGATTTATTTTTTTTATAATTTAATGAATACATCTGTAATTTGGGGTCTAAATTATTAACATACTCAATAACTATAGCTTTTGTAATATATTTATTTTCTGGTTTTAGTTTAGTGATAAATTGTTGATGTAAATGATACATATGAGTGCGAAAGTATTCAGAGTATTCTTTAAGAGGTTTTGTTTTTTTGATATAGCATGAAATATAATTACCATATAATTCTTGGGTAAAAGCATGAATATCTAGTCTCATTTTATAAAAAATATTTTTATCTTCAGGGAAGAACTTTAGATACTCACTTACTTTATTAGTTTGACGTAACTGAAGATAATTATACTGGGGATTTGGTTGATTATTACGTAAAGCCCGAATATTTTCATAGTTAGGATTTCTAATTTTACAAATCTGATTTGTGATTGTGTTACGAATAATAGCACCAGTAATTTTACTAGGAGTCGTAGCCCCCCCAAACCATAATTGTAAATCCTCATATTTATCCCATGTAAAATTATATATTTCAGGAAAGGAAATACCACAATTTTTCCATATTTCATCTTCTTTATAGTTATCCAAACTTATAGCTTGGATAGTGTAATCATCTTGAATAGAATAAACAGCAATAAGATAAATTGATGGTTTTTCGATGGGTAGAACAATACGATTAGCTGGGTGTTGAATAACGAAACTATAACAATAATTAATATCTAACATATCCAAATTAAAACCGATTTTATTAATTATATCGTTGAACAAATCTCGAAAAGTAAAATTAGGTTTACTTTTTTGCGTGACAAATGAAAAACCATTATTAGCACCAATCGTTCGTCTAGTTGATAATTCCCAATTAGAGGAATGTTTATCCCAAAAAAGATTTATCATAGTTCCTTCAACGAATTCTTCTATGATAATATTATCATCTTTAGGATATTTTTCTTGAAAATCAGTGAAAGGTATGGTTTTAGGGGGTGAAAAACAACAAATCTTTTTATCTTCATTTAAAATAACGGAACGTAATAGTCCAATACTATTATAATTATCAGTGCTTAGTTGGGATTTATCGTAATAAATAATTGTATAATGTGAATTATTTTTATCAAAATTACGACATGTAAATTTTTCGCACATTTCATTATTGATTAAATAATCGGCGAATTGTGATATATCAGTTAATTTATAGTGAATATCTGACATTATATTAATTAAATAACATAATATATCTTTAAATAATTAAATAAATATTTTAAGTAAATATAATTATGTTACTAAAAATATAAAACTTTCTCTCGTAAATATAGGAACGATGTCTATAGTTGAAAATGAAGAATCAACAAATATAATTAACAAGAATAAAAAGATAGCATTACGTTTATCTGATATAATTTACATTATGTCACCCAATAATGAAATATTAAATAATCAATCTTATATAATTGATTATATTGATAACAAAAAAATGTATATTATAAACATTAAGGATTTAACAAAGCATAAGGTGAAATTTAATGAAAATGGGAGCCCAGAGGATATGTCCATAAAAAATATAATTATTGTAGATCGTAATAAAGAACAAGGATATGCTAGACAACATAAATTATTACCAAGCAAATGGATAAATGTTTATTTTAATGGAAATTTACCATCGGTATTAACTGGACAAATTACAGATTTAGAAGAAGATATGATTGAAATTAAGACATATCCTAATAACGAAACTATCTATATTAATTTTAATTATAAAGGGATACCAGAGGATATACCAATTGAACGTATTGATATACGTGAAAAACCAGATAATGTTAATTTACTAGATGAAAATGAAAAAGGAGTAGATAAATCAGAAGAAAAAGAGGAAAAAGAGGAAAAACAGGAAGATGAAGAGAAAAAAGGAGAAGAAAATGAAAATGATCTTGAGGAAGAGGATAAAGATGTAGAAATGAATATTGATATGGATATACAAGAAAGAAAAAATATTCAAAATAAGGAGAGTAATAAAGAGAATAATTATGAAGAAAATGATGAAGAAAATGATGAAGAATATGATGAAGAATATGAAGCACGAAAAAAAGAGTTAATGAACTTAGAGGAGGCTAAAGATAAATTAAAGAAGAATATATTATCAGCTGATGAAATTGTGTTTAAAGGAAAAAAAGGCCCAGTTACAATATCAAAAGTACTTCCTGAATCTAAACAACAATATAACATAAATGTTCAAACAAATGATATGTTAGATGAATTGTTATCAAAAATACCTGAGAACAGACGTTCTTTTACAATAATGAATAATATTCATACTTTAATTGAACGATTTAAACAACTAAGAGAAGAATATTCATCGTTTGATAATTATGGAAATGTGATAGGAAGTATAATTAAAGATGAAAAATGGCGTCCATTAATTCAAAGTCTTAAAACTTTTAAAAACAAATTATATTGGATTTTACCTGTTGCAAAAAATATTAAAAAATTATATAATATCAATTATGATAGTTCGCTGGATAGTAATTTAGATATAGAGCCATTAAAAATAATTGATAATTTAGAAGAAATAAAACAATTATTTGAACGATATAATTCTGTTCAAGATTCTAGTGATCTAAATAAATACGACCTATTATTATCTGGGTTAAATAGTTATTTAACTCCATTTACTGAAATTGATCCTGAAGAAATAAATGAAGTAATAACTAATATCAATATTGAATCCGAATTAAATGTAATTATTGATAATTTAAATAATTTTGAATCATCTGTTGCAAATCCAAGTAATGTAGCGAGTAAAAGATTTTTATTTACTAATTATGAAAAAGGAATATCGCGATTACAAACAACCCAAAAGTCTACTTCATCTATGAAAACCCAACCTTTTGAAATTACCCAATCTGATATATTAGCGTTAAAATCATTAGTAATATTCCCTGATTCTGTTATGCGTTATTCGCAAATTAGTTTACCAGGAACTAGTATTTATGAAAAATCTAATTTCAATAACACATTTATATATTATTCACAATTTATGAATAAATATACTAATGTAGATAAAATTAGTATTGATAATTTAAATAAAGAGTATACATTAAAAAACAATAATCAAATAAAAAATTATTCTATAAATCGTTCTAATGAAATGAATCAGTTATCAAATAACGAATTATATGATAAATATTTATCAGCGGTTGTGCCTAGCACAGAAAAATTATTTAATTTAATAAAAAAATATATACACGGAACATTATCAGTATATAAAACAATTACATATTTGGAACCATTTTTAGTGTATACTCGTGATGTAAACTATGAACAATACAAAGAAATTAAATCATTTATTAATGATAAAATATCAGATTATAACAAAACGTTTAAAAATCACCACAAAGCATTTAATTTGTTTAAATCATATAAACGTGGATTTGAGCCTAATTATAAGGTTTTACAAGAATTATTACAAAAGAATGATACATCAGTAAATATTTTTAATAACTATAACCCATATGAATTAAAATTAACGAATTCTGAATTATTATGGAAAATGAAATTAATAGATTACGCAAATATGTATGATACAGAATTAGCCCTTAATCAAATAGATTTAATGCTTCCCGAAACAATAAATTCAATAATCAATAAATTAGAAGAGCAGAAAAAGATAACAAAAAAAAATATATCTGAGGAAGAAAAAGAAAATAAATGCAAGCAAATAGTTATCGCAAAAGAATATAAAAATGAATCAGAGTTAAATGAAGATAATGAGAAATTAGTATTTTTTGATAAAAAATATGATAATACACCTTATGACATTATGGATGAATATGTTAAAGAACAAAATGTAATGGGAACAGATAAGTTTTATGAATATTTAATAGATAAATTAGTAGATAAATACAAATATAATAAAACAGATGCACCACGTATAGCAACAAATTTAATAAATGGTAAAAAGCAAATAAAAGAAGGAGATTATGCAACTATATTTCAACCAATAGAAGGTAAATTAAAATATTATCAAAGAAAAGATGATAAATGGAGTTTAGATAAAAGTTTGGATAAAATGGATATAAATCAAGAGGATATGTTTTGTAATTTTCAAAAAGATTGTATAGAAATAGAAGATAAGTATAATAAAATTTGCCAATCTTATGATTTGAATAAACAACAATTAAATGAGAATGCTTTAAAAGAAATGATAAGTCAGTTTGATCTTACTGCTGATACTTCAAGAGAGAACCTAAAGAAAATATTAGAAAAAAATACAAAATATAGACAAGATATATACGAAAAAATAAATAAAATACATATAACTCGAGATGAAAAATATAATAATCAAAAATATAAGATTGGATTACAATTAACAGATCAAGAACAAATTGTCTCTCCTCACTCTAGTAAATTAAATAAAATATTAGGTGAATCCAACTTTGTTAAGAAACAACATGATATTGTTGATTTTGCCAGAAAATATACACGTTTGCCTGTCGTATTAGACGATGGTGGTGAAGATATTAATTGGCGATATTGTATAAATACTTCCACAAAATTATTACCCGCCTTTCTATATACTTTAGCAATTACTTATATTAATAACCCTGATGAATATGATAACGTATTAACTCAAATTATAAATAATATTGGAAAAGAAAGTGATGATGGAAATGCGTGGGTAGATAAATATAGTGGTATGGTGATAACACAAGATGTATTTGAATATAGTGAAGGATATGATAAGGGTTTTAAGATAGTAAGTAGAGAAATAATGGAAAAAGACGCTGGAGATGCCTTATTATCAGCAAAAAATAAAACTATTAAATATTCTTCAAAAGAGAACAAAATGATATATAATATTGTTACTGCGTTAGGTGAGAATATGGGTATAAATATTAATGATCAAGTCGAATTTATAATCGATATAGTAACACAAATTCTTCATGGAGGAGAAATATTACCATCTGAAGAAGAATACAAAAAAATAGTTATGGAAGAATCTAAGAAAAAGAAAGTAACAAGAGCAAATTATGAAACTTTATACAATACTAGTATTATGTATTTGACATTAGACGCGTATTTAATTGCTATTCAAACTTCTATTCCATCAATTAAAACACGTATTACATTTCCAGGTTGTGTTCGTTCATTTGGAGGATATCCATTTGAAGGTGCTGGAGATAAAAGTGGATTAAAATATGTGGCGTGCATAGCACACAAAATACGTAAAGAATCAATAGTTCCATGGAATACTTTAATGAAAAAGAAAATAGATGTTATTGAAAGTAAAATGATTTCTATTATAGATGATTTTTACTTGAAACTTCCTGTTATAAAAGATAGGATTGAAAAAAAATTAGAATATTTAATGATAGAACCAAATATTGATATACCGACAGAATACCAAGTAACAAATTGGAAGACCTTTTTGCCTCCATTAGTTCCTTTAAAATTAAAAACTATTGAAAATATATCAGATGATTTTAAAGATAGTCTTAAAACACAATTAAAGAATGGAAATTCAGATCAAAATAATAAATTATTACTAATTTTATCCAAAATAATGTTTTTTTCATTAGACATTCAAGAACAAATTCAAAATGTGGTAGAGAAAAAGAAGTTATTATTAACCAATATATCTGGTGACCCTTTTATAGAAAATGCTTGTTGTAATGATAATATAAATAAATCTGTTATTGAATATTTTATTAAAGACGCAAATAGTATATCTTTAGATATAAAAACAATAAATTATTTAAGCGATATTATAGATGAAGTAAAAATAATATCTCGTTCTTCGGTTTTATATAGTAGAGAGAACACAAAAAATATTTATGGAACGTTAACAGATGAATATAATGAAGAAACTATTTATCGTGCCTTTATTAATTATTGTCATTTTAATTCATTAGTTCCTATCAGCGGTGATTTAATGTCAGTTTGTACTGAAAAACCTGAAAACTTTTCAAAAAATGATAGTTTAACAGAACAAATTAGAAAATTAAAAATGGATGGAATTAAATATGATACAGAATCTTTCTTAAAACTAATGCAAATTGTGGATAAAAATCATATTATTAAAATAGATACAACTCCATATGCTAATACAAAAATACAATATATGCGAAAATTAGTAAGACAAATGAAAGATGATAAGGATATAATTATGAATAAAACTTTTATTGATAAATTATATGATTTATTAGATACGTATGATCCTACAGCAAATGAAAATCATGATGTTATGGATAATATGAAAAATTACTTAGGAGAAAATAATGAAAAAATGATAAATGAACTTATTGATTTCATTAAATTCAATAATGATAATCACAAAAATACTTGTAAAAAAATGAAAGATATTCTTAATGATATTATGAAATGGGGTGAAGGAGATAAAGCAGGATCAAAAATATCTGAAAATACAACATACAACGCTATTAATTTTATCCAGGAAATTATATTTAGCTTAGTAAAAGTATTTCCGTATATTATTAAAAATAAAGTTAATTATGAATCTATAATTATACCAAAATATTATAAAATATCAGTTTATGATACTCTAAAAATACAAAATAAAGTTAAAAGTTATTATAGTAAATTACGTATGTTTTATGATAATAGTATATTAAGCAATATATTGGTTACAATTCATAAAAGGTATAATTTATTACTTGAATTAATAAATACAACACCTTATCTTTCTGATATTAAATATAATAATGAAATAAAAGAATCAATATTTGACGAAGAATTGATAAAGTTATTATTCCAATATTACTTGTTGTTTGTCTTAATTGAATACAAGAACTTAAGTGATGATAAAAATATGATAATCGATGAAAATAATGAAAATGAAGACGAATTAGAAGAATCACGTATAATATCTAATTGGACACCTATAGTAAATGCTGCAAATATGAAAGATTTACGTATTCAAGTATCAAAATTATTATGTAGTTATATTCATATATTAGAAGATCAAAAGAGTATTGTATCTTTAGATTATAATAAAATTATGGATATGATTTTTAAAAGTAAAAATTATGAAAAGAATGAAATAGTAAAGAGAATAGGAGATTTAACTAAAGAAGAGAAGACTATAGATACAATTCTTAAAATAAATAAATTAGGTGTATGGAATAAAGGTCTTCAAAAAGGTTTAACAACTTACGTAATAGATGGCGATGATAGTGAACGTAATTTAATGGAAAATATTGCATTAATCGAAACACGTGCAAGACAAAATATAAATGCTGTAGATAATAATATTGACCAAATTACTGAAGAATATTTAGAAAATCAAGATATAATTGATGAAATAGAAAAAGAAGAAAATGATATAAGTAATTTCGAAGGAGATGGAGATTATATAGACGAAGATGGTTATGAAGACGATTATGGATACGAAGAAGATTATAGAAATTATGATGATTATGAATAATACTTATTTTTAAAAAGTAAATATGGGTAAATAAAATATGGGTAAATAAAATAATATATTTTGTATAAATATATTATATGTATCGTTCTTATATGAAAAATCACCAAGCCCTGGTTGCTGTATTATTATTTTTAATATTATATATAACTATTCATTTAGGACAACCAGATTTTTTATATAATAGAGATGGAAGTATTCGACAATTTGGCGTAGGATATAAAAATAAAACTATATTTCCAGCTTGGTTAATGGCAATAATATTAGGGATATTATGTTATTTGTTTATTAATATTTATACATGCTAAAATATTTTAAATAGTATATATTTTAGATTCTATTTTCTTTATTTCACTTACGGATTCGTTAGTTAACTTACTATAATCAGATTGAGCTTTTTTAATAGATTCTATGTTATCATCACAACCTCTTGTTATTATTTTGTATTGTGTAATGGAAATTAATAACACTCCTGTATAGATATACCAACAAGCTTCTCCTATTTTATCTCTTAATGAAACAATATCTAAAAGTTGTTGTTTAACTTCTTTATTAGATTCATATTCTGGTTTCATTAAAGGTTTTAACATATTCCAATAATCATTAAAATTACTAGGGACAATTTGATTAATCATTACAGATAAATTACCAAACATTTTTAACATAGTATCTGCTGTTTCTTTAAGATTTTTCTTTTTATCAGGATCTTCAATAGTTGAATTATCTATAGTATTGTCTAAATCAACGTTGATAAGTATTTTGGACAATAGTTTATTTGCTGAACTTGAAACCATATAATAACCAATTACATTAGAGAATGCAGATTTAAATCCTGGAAATAACACTAATGTTACCACAACCGCTCCAAAAATAACTACCCATGGAATAAATGTTAATAAAAACGAATATCCTAAATTATAGGTAATATTACCACCACATTTCGTAAGTAATAAATATGTATTTATAGCTATTTGAGAAATGATTACTAACATGAAATAACTTACTAAAGAACGATATTTTTTAACGTTGTTAATATTATCAATAGTTAATTTAGGAACTAAAACAACATAATAAATAATTGTTGCAATAAAAAAAGCAATTACAGAAATTATTTTGTTCATATAAATATGAGTTATAATTTATTTTGTAATTATAACACTATTTATTATGAATCCTGAATCATATATAAAACCAAGTTTAATTGAACCAGGGGTTAAATACTTTCTTAATGAAACTCTGAATAAATGTCAAGAATATAAGATTAAATACTATAATACCTTATATAATATTATTTTTGGTATATTATTTTTTATAGTTTTAGGAATAATTTTATATTACAAGTATAAAGGAAAACTCACACCAGCTCAAAAGATGGAAAAAGATAGAGAAAAACAAGAATATATCATGACTACTATACGAAATTATCAAAATGCTAAAAGGATTGCTCAACAAGAATTAATTACGGGTTTACCTCAGTGGTAAATATACGGATTAATATCATTAAAAATATAATATGATATTTTATATATGATAGAAGTTATACAAAATGAAACATTTAATGATGTTTTAAGAAATTATTATCAATTAAAAAAAGATTATCAAAATGATTATAATAAAGCTAAAAATAACATAATGCAGAATAAAGAAACATCATTAAAAGAAAAAAGACGTTTACTACAAAAAATAAAACGAAAATGTATAAATTGTAAGCAATATGGAGGAACAAATTTCTTAACAAAATCAGAATATGATAAGCGTAATCTATTTGCTTTGTGTAACGCAGTTGATAAATGTCCTTTAAATATTCATTTGGAAACAGGATTGAGATTTAATATGGAAGATGAACTCAATTTAGAACGTAAATTACTATCTGAATATAAGTTAGATATAATAAAAAATAAAAACTCCCAGATATTTGGGTATGATTTAAATAATGACATAATACTAAAATTCGAAGCTTTACAAGATAAATATCAGGAAGTAAATAATTCAATAAAAAGTATGTTAATAAATTATTTAGAAGTAATAGATAATAAAATAGATAAGGCCGAATTAAAGATAAAAGAAGAAGCTTTCTATAAATTTGTAGAAGCGTTTAAATATATTATAAAAGAATATGAGCTTACTGGAAATATACAACTAATTAATGAAGGTATAACAAATTATGTTAATGACATAATACCTCTTAATAAAGAAATTGCTGATAATAAATATTCATATCAAGCAGTAGAATATGATGAACAAGATAAAATTTATAGATTAATTCAGTTATTTAAAACAATTGAAGAATTAGAAATATCTACATTTGAAGATAATATAATATCTAACATAACAGGTATGCCAAAAAGGAAGAATAAAAAAAATATTACATTACGTAGTTACAAAGATTCTAATAATAAAACAAAAAAAATACGTAGTGAAGAAGTAGAAGATACCAAAGAAGAAAATGATGATGATAATAAAAATGAAGAAAATAATGAGGATGAATCAAATATAATAATTAAACAAGATAGTGAACCACGATCTTTAACCATAGAAGATATTAGAGATGATGAATCCTTAGAAGATGAAGAATTAGAGAAAAATGAAGGAATATTAGATAATTCAGATAATTCAGATAAATATGAAGTATATTTAGTAGATGATAATAAAGAAGATGAAGATGAAGAAGATGAAGAAGATGAAGAAGACGAACAAGACCAAGATAGCGAAGATAGTGATTATGATTTTAAACCAAAAATAAAAATAGATGATGTAGATATCGAATATGATTCTTCTGGTATTCCTCCACCACCTCCCCCTGAAATATAAATCATACAATACATATATTCCAACTTGAATTATAGTAATGAATTAAATTAATATTTTATATTATATAGTTTATATATAATATAAGAAATGCCAAAAAAAAGTAAAAACTCTAACCCTCACAATAATGATATACATGGCTATAAACATACTCATAGCCAGAGACATAGACATAGTCGTAGTGATAATCATATTAAAAAGAGATTCATACCATTAGTGATAAATAATAACAGAAATATTTCAACATCTAATATTTTTGATATAGAAAATCAAATTAGGAAGGTCCCTGTGACTTGGAATGAATATAAAAAAAATCATTTATCTCCTACAATAAAGGTCGATAATAGTGGATATTTTCCTGGAGGAGGAACACGTAAAGATAAGAGAACTAAAAGAAAAAGCAAGAAAAGTAAAAGAAAAACAAAACGTAATCGTTAAAAATATATTTACACCATATTACAAATAAATAATTCTATTATATTTATATATATGATATTTAAATATATTTCATTTCCTGCTTTTATCATAAGTTTTTTAATAGGTATTTTTATGGTTTATTTATGGGGTCCAGAAATAAAAACTATAGTAGTACACCCTACTCCTGAAAATAGTGAAAAAATTATATACCAAGATAAAACAAATACGTGTTATATATATAAAAGTGAAGAAATCAGTTGTCCAGATAATAAAAATGATATTAAAGAAATACCAATAGAAAACTAATTTATTATTATAATATATATAATACTAAATGGGAATGGAAAAAATGACACATACCTATACAGGTAGAATAATTATGTCTGTATTGTTAGGATTTGGACTAGCATCCATGTTTAGGGAAATATGTAAAGGAAATAATTGTTTAAAGTTTAAAAGCCCAAATAATGAAAAATTAAAAGATACTATATATAGTCATGGTGATAAATGTTATAAGTTTTTCTCTCATACAATTAATTGTACCAAGGATAAAACATATGTAAAATCTTAATATTTAGGTAAAATATATTTATTCGCGTAAATATTATAAATCATCATTCTTTATAATATTTATGGGCGATACAACAAGTATTACAGATTTGCCAACTGATCCAACTATAGGGGGGACGATTGGTGGTAATGTAAGTATGGATATTACAGAAAACAAGGTTATAAATCCATCACCACCTGTTGGAACAACACCTCAAAACCAAATTGCTTTAGATCCTTCCACAATTAAGCAATTAATATCTGGATTACAAGAAGCTGGAACTGGTGCTACTGATTTACGTTCTAGAGATATTCCAGTCTCTACTACTGATATAACACAAGATCCACAAGTTAACCCTAATTATATAGATCCTGCACCTGATAATGATTATATTAAAGAATATGAGGATAAGGATGATATTATTAATAAATATGCTAATAAAAAAGAAATGATGGATAACGCAGAGCTCTTTTATGATGAAATACAAACACCTTTACTAATTACAATCTTATTTTTCTTGTTTCAATTACCGGTTGTAAAAAAAATGTTCTATTCATTTTTTCCTGTTCTTTATTCTGCTGATGGAAATATGAATTTAAATGGATATTTATTTATAAGTATTTTATTTGGTGTAGTCTACCATATACTATTTAAATTTACGAATTATTTCCATCGCTGAGTATTTATACATTTGAATATGGGCTAAAATAAAATATTTTATAATAATATAGAATGTCAACACATAAAAATATTAAACGTAAGAGGAATAAGACTCATAAAAATAGAACAAATGAACCTTCTATAAAAACTTTACATAAAGGATTTAAATTATATGGTGCTAAAAATTATACCCCTAAGGATATGTTTGAATATGAAAAAAAAAGAAAACAACAATATCACAACGATTGTATTAAAGATTCTTTTAGTTGGTTTGGAAGTTATAATGTGGCTTATCAATATAGTCTTAAAGACGATAGTGCTACAATTTACAAGTTTAAAACTCGTGACACTATAAGTTTAATCAATATAAATAAAAAAAATAAAGGTTATTTTCAAAAATTATTTACAAATACTGATAAAATATTAAAACCAATTATTCATATAAAAAAAGATCAGCTAAAAAATATTAGTTATGATCATAAATATTTAAACATGTCGTTAAAGGAACAAGCATATTATGAGTTTTGTTTTTGTTTTGGTTATATGACATTAAATGAACAATATCATTTTTTAGAGTTAATAAGATATTTGATAAAAGAAAAAATGATAGACATAACAAAAAGAGATGGTAGTTCTATTCTGAAAAAGATTAATTTACGTTTAGGTTATTATAAAATAAATCATATTTTTGATGATAGTACAGATAGTACAGATAGTAAAGATAGTTCTATGTTTAGTAGTCCTATCTATAATAATATGGGAGTATATAAAGTAAAAGTTAATGATCCCATGTATAATCGTATGAGTATATATAGCCTAGACGTTAATTCAATATCTAATTTATGTTCTATTTTACCAAAATATATTGATGGTGTTTATTATGGTAATAATTTCAGTTATTGGTATCCACGAATTATTGATAATTTTAATTTAGAAGAGTATATTATATTTAATCCCCCAAAAACATTAAATATTGGAGAAAATATATAAGTAAAAATATGATAATTATTTTCAATTATTATCATAATGAATTCGTATATAGTAAAACTTGTAGATGGTTTATCACTATCGTTTACAAATAATACGCCTTTAGAATTAGATTTAGTTTTAGACGGAGGTGCATTTAATGGTAGCTATTTAATAGGTATTATGCTTATGATAAAAGAAATGGAAAAACGAAATTATATTCATATTAATCGTATATCAGCATGTAGTGTTAGTACTTTGTGTGCTATATTATATTATATAGATAAATTAGAGTTAGGATTGGATATATATGAAAAAGGAATTAAACATGTAAAAGAAAAACATAATTTAGATATATTTGATACGTTATTTAATATTATAAAGCCTAATATATCGGAAGAATTATGTAAAAAAATTACCCAAAAATTATATTGTAGTTATTATAATGTAAAAAAAGGAAAGAAAATAGTAAAAAGTCATTACCTTAACTCTGACGATTTATTAGAAACTATTCGTCGTTCGTGTCATTTACCATACCTAATGAATAATAAAGTAGTATATAAAGAAAAATATGTGGATGGTATTACTCCTTATAAATTTAAAGATTCCAACAACACCAAAATATTATATATTGATTTATTTGGAATCGATAAAATATTATATTGTATTTCATGTAAAAAAGAAACACAAAACTTTCATAGAATTATGGCTGGAGCATTAGATATACATTTGTTTTTTACAAAAGGTAAAAATACCTCAATGTGTAGATATATTACAGATTGGACATTATATAAATTTTATGATACTTTTTATATTAAAATATTAATAGAAAAAGCTTTAATATATTATTTTTCCATTTTGTATACCATAGAAATCTTTTTGTCAGATAAGAAAAAACGTCCTGCGATTGCCAAGTTATATGATTTATTTACAAAAGAATTTAATAAGTGGTATTTTCATTTTTTTTGTTATTAGTATAAATGTGCAAATCGATTTTTTTTAGTCTGATATGTTTTTTTTTGTTTTTTGGTATGTTTTTTTGTATTTTTATTATGCTTAGTATGTTTAATATGTTTTTTGCTAGATTGCTTAGTGACTTTTTTATGTTCTAAAGGACGATAACGTAAAAACCATTCTTGATATTCTTGCGAATTTCTATTATTTTTTAATTGTTCAAACATTTTGGTTTTTTCAGCTCTCATACATTCTATAGTTTGTTGCTCACCATAACAATTTAAACTAAATCGTTTTAATACACCATGTTGACGTAATTTATTCTTTTCTTGAAGACGAAACATGTAATCGGATAAACACAATATTCTTTCATTATTATAATATTTTCGTCCAGAGTATAAAAATGCCAAATAAAAACTTAACATAGTATCAATTGTTGCTATTTTTATTATTTGTCCATTCTCTTTTATTATATTATAACTATGACAGGCTAATGGTTTATATATAAATGCGATTGTGTTATTTTTATTAATAAGTATTTCATAATGAGGCGCAACAATTTCACCAATTGCTGAATGTTTCTTAATTTTTATATCGCTCGCACTAATATTATTTTGCGAAATTAATTGCTCTTTAATGATTGTAGCGGTTTCTTCAGGTTCTTCTGATAATACATCAAAATCAGGGATTTTATTAATTTGATTGCGTTTTAGTTTTGGCATATATCGACTATATATAGACATAGCATATCCACCAAAGAAAACAACACCTTCGTTAATAAATGTATCTTTTAATGTGTCATATATTTTAGATTCTTCTGCATTAGTTAATTTATCCTTTTCCTGGTTACGTTGAAACATTTCAGGACATTTGATATCAATATTTTTTGGTAGTAAAGGATGGTGTTTATTTAATAGGGAAAGACGTTTTAATACTTTTTCCCAACGACTTACATCACCGGCAGGTCTTGACAATTCTAAGAACATAGCCATACGTAAATAATTTGGTGAAGCGTATAATATACCATTCACACACATAGCTTCTGATTTTAAAGCTTTAAATATATCCTTATGAACTTGCGTTATATCAGCCATACCTATAAAGTTGACAAAAACTTTATAGGTTCCATGATGTTGTCCTGATTTTGCTTCAACCTCTTCAAATCCATTTTCTACATAAATGTCAGCTAATTCTTTAGCATCTTCTAAAGCATTTGTACTAAAAAAATCATAATCAGCTATTTCAGTATCTTTATCATAAAACTGATCAGCCTTAGGAAGAATTGCGTTAATTGCTGTTCCACCATAACAAATTAATTTTTTTCTTCTAATAAATTTTTCTACAATACTTATCATTTTTTTTACATCAGGCGAATTAACAATTTTACGTCCTATTTTTTTTTCGGCTTTATCAACGGCAGTTCTTAATATAGTTAATTCACACTCATTAAAAGACATATCTTTAGAACAATCGTTTGTTTTCATATTTGCTATATAATATATTATACGAAAATAAATATATTATACAAAATTATACTTGAAAATGATAATGTTGTGATTTAACATCTCTTGTTTTAAATGATAATGCTGGGTTTTGTTTTTTAGGCGCTGGTATATAGACAGGTTCATAACGTAATTTTTTAGGTTTTAATACAAATGAGGAACCTGCATTATTAAAAAAGTCAATATTTTCTTCTAAATGAACATCTTTGAATTGATACATCATAGCAATCATTTGGCACCCAGTTTCTCTGCATACCATAGAACTAGGATTACCTGGATTAGAACCACTATTAGGCATAGCAATAGACATATTTTGTTTATTATAATCAATTAATTCATTAAGGTCAGGCGTATTTTTTACATCATAATATGGTAAAGCCCTCATAAAAATAGAATTACTTGTTAAATTTACATATTCATCAAAATCATGAACATCTGTGAATGTATTATTGGATTTATCTACTATTATAACAATTTTTCCCATTAAATCTAATAAAGGAACTTTTCCAAAATTATGTCCATGATTTTCATAACTATATTTAGGACCTAATAGATAACGATCGAACTCTTTAAATAAATTAGCAAAGTTTTGATACATAGGTATATTTGTGCTTTTAAATCTCAAATGTATGAGAATTGGATCTTTAGGATTAGGAACAGTTCCCCCTGAAAACGCATAATTAACAATTAAGTTTAATACTTCTGAAAAAGGAACATAATTATATGTTTCCTTTACATGATAATTATCCTCAGTTGATGTAGCAACAACAGGTTTATCATCTATTGAATATATTTCAAAATCTAATCCCCTTACACCATTTCTTAATACATTTTTTAACGCACAAGTTGATACATAACTATTTTTAAAATCTCCTATACTACACGCATTATAAGCTGTCTGAATATAATAATCATTTAAATTATACTTAGAATCTGGGTTTGACGAATGAAGAGAAGCAATTCTGGGATTTAATTTATCATATAAACTATTCATAGAGTCACATTCTTTAGGTTCAGAGTGTGACGATGTAAACCCTTCAATAGAAGAATATTTATTTATATAAATAAGTGTAATTAACAAAGTAACTACTAATACTATTTTATAGATGGTTCTCATACTATTTACTATAATATAATTATATTTTATTATATTTATTATTCAATTAAATATAAGTATATAATATATATCTAAATATGGCTGGTGGATTATTACAATTAGTTAGTCAAGGACAACAAAATATATTATTAAATGGTAATCCTACTAAAACCTTCTTTAAAACTACATACGCACAATATACCAATTTTGCTATGCAAAAATTTAGAGTTGATTTTGATGGTTCAAAAACATTACGAACTGCTGAAGAATCTACATTTACTTTTAAAATAAAACGCTATGCTGATTTATTAATGGATTGTTATCTTGCTGTTGATCTTCCTAATATTTGGTCGCCTGTAGTTCCTCCTTTAACAGACGAAGAAACAACGGAAACAAATACTGGAATATGGGTTCCATATGAGTTTAAATGGATAGAAAACTTAGGAGCCCAAATGATTTCTAAAATTACTATAACTTGTGGTAATCAAACTATTCAAGAATTTTCAGGTGCCTATATATTAGCAATGGTTCAACGTGATTTTTCTGATGCAAAAAAAAAATTATTTGATGAAATGACAGGTAATATTCCTGAATTAAATGATCCTGCTAATTCAGGAACACGTGTTAATACTTACCCCAACGCATATTATACTTCTGATCCAGAAGGAGCTGAACCATCTATACGAGGTAGAACTATTTATATACCACTAAATGCTTGGTTTAATTTAAAATCACAAATGGCCTTTCCTTTAATTGCGCTTCAATATAATGAATTACATATTAATGTTACTATGAGACCTATTCAAGAATTATTTCGCATTCGTGATGTATATGATAAGGAAAATAATTACCCTTATGTCGCACCTAATTTCAATCAATATTACATGCAGTTTCATCGATTCTTACAAACACCTCCCGATGTTGGATTGTCATCTATATCTTACCTTGATACACGAACACAATGGAACGCTGATATTCATTTAAATTGCACTTATGGGTTTTTATCAAATGAAGAATCTAGATTATTCGCATTACAAGAACAGAAATATTTATTTAAACAAGTACGTGAACATGTTTATTATAATGTTACTGGTCCAAATAAGGTAGAATTAGATAGTTTGGGGATGACGTCTAACTTTTTATTTTATTTTCAACGTAGTGATGCAAATTTAAGAAATGAATGGAGTAACTATACTAATTGGCCTTATAAATATCTACCATATGATATAACTCCTGCATCTACTGATACATCTGAGTTTCCTAAAGAAAACTTATTTCCTATTACTCGCACTAATCCTAATGGAACAACAGAAATTGTTTATATTGGTCCAGGTGTTAATGCTAATGGTAACCTTACAGGTTGGTTTACCACTGGAAATTATAATCTAGAAAATCAAAAAGATATATTAGTTGATATGGGATTACTACTAGATGGGTCTTATCGAGAAAACTTAATGCCAGTAGGAATATACAATTATATTGAAAAATATATTAGAACATCGGGAAACGCACCAAATGGTTTATATTGTTATAATTTTGGAATTAATAGTTCTCCTTTTGATTTACAACCTTCTGGTGCTATTAATATGAGTGCATATCATACAATTGAACTAGAGTTTTCTACTATTGTCCCTTCCTTAGATCCTTTAGCACAATCTATAGTAATATGTGATCCTCAATCTGGTGAACCTGTAGGTATTAACAAACCAACATGGAGAATTTATGATTATAATTTTAACCTTGTTCTCTTTGAAGAAAGGTATAATATGGTTACATTTGTTGGTGGGAATTGCGGATTATCATACGCAACTTAAATATATTCATAATATAAAATATATAATATGAATAAGCAACAAATTATTTTAAAAAAAAGAATCAATAAATTACCTTATGAGTTAGTTAATATAATAATATCTTATACTTATACTTCTCAAAATCCAGAATTATTATTAGATATAAGAAGCTTTCATATAGATTATTCTCTGTTAGAAATCTTATATCATTACAATTATAACGAACGAATATTATTGAATGATATATTAATATTTTATAATTCAGACAATTTATCTATGTATCAACGTCTAGAAAGATTATATACTCTATCTAATAAATCATTAACTCATCTTATAGATTACGCATTTAATATTTCATCTAATAATATTGATGAAAGAATAATAAGAAAGAGAATTAGAATACTATGGGCAATATTATCCCCAGTTGAACGCACTCGATTTATAAATACTTTTTTTTTTGATACTTTCAATCAAGACATAGAAAACATGTTGGATATACAAAATAATATAATTGAAGATATAGACTAGTTTATGGGTATATCTTTTTATTTTTTGGTGGAAAGAAAATATACCCTAAACAGCAATAGACTTTAACTTTATTTTTTTTATGTTTTGTTTTTTTGGAGTTAATAATAATATTATTATCATCATCGTTATTATCATCATCGTTATTATCATCATCGTTATTATCATCGTTGTTATCATAATTACTTTCTGAATTTACATAAATAAGACTAGGACGACGTTTTTGATTAAAAGGTATTGAAGTTTCAATATTCATATATAAATGAAATATTTTAGTATTTAAGATTTTAAATTATTTAGTATTTTTAGTTAAATTATTTTAATTAAATAACATAATGATTAATGATATTATTAAATGCCCTAATTGTTTTGAATTTATTGTAATTGAAAAATTAAATTGTGGTATCTTCCGCCATGGTGTATTTATTCATTCAGGACAACAAGTTCATCCACATTTATCTAAAGAAGATTGTGAATATTTAATAGAATCTAATCAAATATATGGTTGTGGTAAACCATTTCAAATAACATATGTAAATAATGATTATATTATTAAAAAATGTGATTACATTTAATACAAATATTTTTAATACAAATATTTTTAATACAGATATTTTTTTTCATTTATATATTCTATATATATAAATGAGTACTTTAAGTTTGACTTTTGGTTCTACTCCCGGGTCAGTTACTTTACCTTTATCAGGTACATTTACAAGTTCAACTGATTGGGGTGATGGAATAACAAACGATAGTTTATCGCATACATATGAAGGTGCAGGGCCTTTTACTGCTGTTATCACTATTTCTACAGGATCGGTAAATACTTTTGGTGGTAGTTATAATTGGGCAGGATATAATAAACTTCTAAGTGTTTCCACAACGGATACTACTACATGGGGATTATGCAGTAGCACTACTACTAGCACTCTAACTAATATGAATTATATGTTTATCAATTCGGCTTTATTAACGTCTATACCCGATAATATTCCTGGATCAGTTGTAAATATGTTCCAAGCATTTAACGGAAGTGCATATAATGGCACACAGATATCATCCTGGAATACAAGTAATGTTACTAATATGAGTTATATGTTTTCTAATAATTCTACTTTTAATCAAGATATTTCCACATCATCTAAAACAATTAATGGTGTAACATATACAGCGTGGAATGTAAGTAATGTGGTAGATATGAGTCATATGTTTTATTCTGGCGGTAATTCAGTATTTAATCAGGATATATCATCTTGGGATGTAAGTAATGTTACTAATATGGAAAATATGTTTCAGAATAGTCCAACATTTAATAATGGTGATAGTGGTAATAATGGTGCGAATCCTTTAACATGGACTCCAAGTAATGTCACAAGTCTCTATGCTATGTTTTGGGATGCGACAGCATTTAACCAAAATATTGGATCCTGGAATGTAGGTAATTTAGCTAATATGACTTATATGTTTTATAATAATAATGGTTCATTATTTAATAATGGAAATAGTTCTTCTATTCAAAATTGGAATATTTGTAAAGCTACAAGTATAGCTTATACATTTTGGGGTTGTTCAAGCTTCAATCAGCCCTTAAAATATTGGTTTGCGAACACACTTGTTTCTGATATTAGTACACCTACAAGTGATGCTACTAACGGAACAATAACAGATTATATTCCCAGCACTAATAACTCAGGAACTGGTTGTGAATTAACAATAGTTGTAAGTGGTAATGTTGTAACAGAATTGTACGCAACATCACGTGGTTCTGGATATGTCGATGGGGATACACTAACAATAGCACGTGCTGATATTGGAGGTACAACAGATGTGGTCATTACATTAAATTCTAATTCAGTTGATGATAATGGAGGTGTAATTGGTTCAAAAGTTACTTCTTTGGATGGTGCATTTTATGGTGCTTCTTCTTTTAATCAGGATATATCATCATGGAACACATATGGCTTAGGAACACTTAGTAGCACATTTAATGGTGCTTCTTCTTTTAATCAGGATATATCATCATGGAACACATATGGCTTAAAAACACTTAATAGCACATTTTATGGTGCTTCTTCTTTTAATCAGGATATATCATCATGGAATGTTACTAACTTAACTAGTTTAACAAGTGCTTTTTATAATGCATCTGCTTTTAATAATGGAGGACAAGCATTAAATTGGAATCTTACTCTTACAGGCAGTTTGAGTTATACGTTTAATGGAGCTTCAGCATTTAACCAGGATATATCAGGATGGAGCGTGAATAATGTAACAAGTATGAATAGTACATTTAATGGAGCTTCAGCATTTAACCAGGATATATCAGAATGGAGCGTGAATAATGTAACAACTATGGACTCTTTGTTTAATAATGCGTCTACGTTTAACCAGGATATATCAAAATGGAGCGTGAGTAATGTAACAGATATGGACAATATCTTTAATGGAGCATCCGCATTTAATCAGGATATATCAGACTGGAATATATGGAAAATTACAAATATGACATCTATGTTTAGTGACGCTATAGCTTTTAATCAAGATCTAACTCATTGGAATCTATCAATAGCAACAACTATGATGAACCCTACTAATTTTAGTAATTGTAGACTAAAAAATATGTTTACTGGTACTACTGCATTGTATAATTCATATCAAAATACACTTGGGTTTTCAGGAAGTCCTAGCACAGCTTTTTTTAATCAGGGTATGAACTTTTACATTACTGTTAGCGCAAGTGATATTACAATAACACTACCTTTTGGAGGTATAGGAACATTATATGTAAACTGGGGAGATGGTTCTGCAAAAGAGACTTATTTATCTGGTGTTTCAGTTACTCATACATATAGTTCAGGTGGAGATTATCGTATATTAGCTTGGGGATCAGCAACTACGTTTGGAAAGGATACATCAACATGGGAATC